GTATTCAGTTATCAGACCTAATGTTGAATTAGATTATGCAAAGAGACACGCCCGTAAAGCCGTTGAGATAGCGTCGGTTCTTGACTCTAATACTAACAAGCCTTTACAGTTGGTTGTACAGGAAAGGATGTAACTATGGAGTTTAATACATACCAAGAAGTAAAACCAGAGTTCAGGGAAGTTATAGCAACAAGTGAGTACGCTGCACACTACTGGTTTGAACAGGGCTGGAAGGCTTGTAGACTTGCTTTCTTATTACACGATCAAGCAGAGAAGGCAAAGCTATGACAGTGTTTATATTTGGTTTGTTGATAGGTGTTGTTATTGGTAGAGCGTTTGATTTGTGGGTGGATTGGAAGTATAACAAGTGACTGATCCTAAAGAACTGTTGCTGACTGCACTACGTGCAGGTGATGCCAAGCGTTCAAGATCTACACAGGTACAGATTGGACCATCAGAACTAGGTGGTTGCCGACGTAAAGTTTGGTACCGACTCAACGATCAGCCAGAGACTAATGATAACGAAATGAAACTCGCTGCCATTATGGGTACTGCTATCCACGCAGAAATTGAAAGAGCTTTAGCAGATAACAAAGATGTAATGATTGAGACTGCCGTTGAATACAACGGAATGAAAGCACATATTGACTGTTTCGTACCAGGTACTGGCGATGTTATTGACTGGAAGACAAGCAAGGTGCGTAACCTTTCATACTTCCCATCAACACAACAACGCTGGCAAGTACAGACTTATGGCTATTTACTAGCTAAGAATGGCTATGATGTAAAGCGTGTCTCGCTTGTCGCTATTGCACGTGATGGTGATGAGCGAGACGTCAAAGTTCATACAGAAGATTACGATGAAGCGATGGCACTAGAGGCACTGAGCTGGCTAGAGGCTATCAAGACATCAGATACAGCACCAGAGCCAGAGCGAGAAGAAAACTACTGCAAGTTCTACTGCAAGTTCTATGACGCAAGTGGGCAGTTAGGATGCGTCGGTCTAAAAAAAGAACGTATCGCAACTGAAGAGGTATTAATCCAAGACAAGGATGCCTCAACTAATGCGATGAAATACCTACAATTAGATGAGAAGATCAAAGAGTTGACAAAAGAAAAAGACTCACTAAAGTCTGCTCTTGAAGGAATCGCTGGGATTACAGATACAGGTATCCAAGTTCGTTGGAATAAGGTAGCTGGAGTAACATCGGTAGACAAAGATGAAGTACTTGCTAAACTTGGTTTCGTACCAACCAAGCAAGGTGCAGATTCATTACGGTTAACAATCAAACAATCTGGAGGAAAGTAAATGGCTGCAAACGAAAACACAAAGTTCCAAGTAAACTTCAAGACAAACAATGGAACGCTTATTAATCTTTATGCAACTGATGTAAAGGAACTAGAGGCAGGTCTTACTGATCTATCAATGGTCTCAGCTCTTATTAAGTCTACCGATGCTGAACTCAACGGTGGTAGAACACCAGCACCTACTGTTGATTCAATAGCACAGTCATTTAATGCAACACCTGTTGCTGCACCTGCTGTTGTCGAAGGTCAAGCACCAAGCTGTAAGCACGGTGTAATGAGTTTCCGTACAGGTACTTCTGCTCGTGGCCCTTGGAAGGGCTGGATGTGTGCTGCACCAAAGGGTGCAACAGATAAGTGCTCAACTATCTGGGCCTAGCAAATGCGGGAACCGCACGAGTTTGAGGTTCCTTTATGTGCTCAAGTAGGTGGCGATCTATTCTTTCCTGAAAAGGAAAGCGAAGGTAAATTAGCTCGCATCAATATCGCATCAGCAAAATCAATCTGTCGTAACTGTCAACACGTTACTGAGTGTGCAGAGTGGGGTATCCGCAAGGAACAACACGGCATATGGGGTGGAATGACAGGTAGTGAACGACGCAAAATTCGTAGGCTACGAAACATAAGATTAGAAGAGGACAAGAGTGCTTAAACTTTCCCGTGCTTGGAGTGGAGTAACTACCAAAGCTACGCCACTACCTGACGTGTGGAAAAATCTTGTCAAGCAATCTATTAAGTTTCGTCGTGGCCAAGTATGTATGGTAGCTGCAGCACCTAACGCTGGTAAGTCAATGTTCGCATTGATCTATGCCATCAAAGCACAGGTGCCAACGCTTTTCTTCTCCGCCGATACAGATACAGCGACAGTAATGATTCGTGCTGCTGCGCACCTATCGGGACATAGCCAGTTGGCTGTGGAACAGAACATAGATAAGAGATCTGATTATTATTCAGCACACTTAGCTAATACATCACATATTCAATGGGTCTTTGACTCCAGTCCGTCTCTTGATGATATTGAGATGGAGATCAAGGCATACTTTGAATTGTATGGAGTAGCACCTCAGTTGATTATCATAGATAACCTAATGAATGTATCTGCTGAGACAGACAATGAGTGGGCAGGGCTACGTGCAATTATGATGGAGTTGCACGATATGGCACGTAAGACAGAGGCTTGCGTCTTAGTACTCCATCACGTATCAGAACAATCAGAGTATGGTTCTCCTATGATGCCACCGCCTAGACGAGCTATTCACGGCAAGGTAAGTCAGCTACCAGCGTTGATACTTACACTAGGTTATGATCCGTCACAAGGTCTGTTGCGTATCGCATCAGTCAAGAACCGATTTGGTCCACACTATGCAGATGCTTCTCAATGGGCATCATTGTTTGTTAACTTTGGCGCTTGTCAAATAGGCGATGATGATGCACAAGGTAGAGCGTATCTTCGTTCTAATGCAGAAGGAATCGCATATGGTAATGTCTAAGTACGCTCTAACAATAGAAGAGGAAGCCACTTGTGTTGAAGTTGGATACCAAAGACAGAAGCCATACTTCGGTGACCCAACGAAGAACATTAATTACTCAGAGGGTGACCTATGGGAAACGTGGCAGCACGTTGTCTGTGCAGGATCAGAGCTTGCATTTGCACGTATGGTCGGTAAGAACGACTTTACTCCACACTATAACAAATGGAAGTCAGAGCTTGACATTCCAGGATTTGGAGAGATTCGTTATTCGTTTCCACCAGTAAGAGGAATGCGTTACTCAACTAGAGATGATGATAACCTTGTGTATGTATTGATGTCTGATGGTCTATGTCATAAGACACGACGCAATGCACCTGACTGGAAAGGACCTGAGTACACAGCTATTGGTTGGAAACTTGGGTCTGAATGTAAACGCGATGAATGGAAATATAACGATAGGACTTGGTATGTACCAGTTATATATCTTAACTCTATGGAAAGTTTGATACTCAATGGCTAACAAGAATGGTCGCAAAGGTTCTCAGTTTGAGACAGATGTTATGAAATGGCTACGTAACGCGGGAGCTATGGCAGAACGTTTGACTAAGGCTGGGGCAAAAGATGAAGGTGATATGGTTGTTATCATATCTGGAGAAACCTTTATCTTAGAACTCAAGAACAGGCAGACCCTTTCCCTGCCTGAATTCTGGAGAGAAGCACAGGTTGAGGCGCTTAACTACGCAAAGGCTAGGGGTCTTGGGGAAGTTCCCCTTTCCTATGTTGTAGTTAAGCGTCGCAACGCACCAATAGAACAAGCCTGGGTCATTCAAGACCTAGCACAATGGATAAAGGAGAAACAATAATGCCAGTACCAGGTGGAGAAATAACAACAACAGAGATCCTAGTACCAGTAGTAGAAGAAGTAGTTGAAGATTCAACTACAGAGGAAGACGAAGATGATTTGCCAGAACTGTCGTAAAGCAGGAGAAGAGAACACACTCGCTCATTACAAGCGAGCTACTAATTGGCACGAGAAATGTGATTTTAAGGGGTGCGTATGCCAGCACAAGACTGGTCCAGGGTTAGTAAAGCGTCCAAACGAAAGCACTCCGTTGATGCAACTTCAATCCCCATAGGAACTATTGTTTCCTATTACGGTGGAGAAGTAAGAGAAGGTAAGTCAGCAGCAGTTCGTTGCTGTATACATACAGATAGTAGACGTAGTGCTGTAATGAATACGTATGACAACCTGTACTTCTGCCATACCTGCGGTAAAGGTGGCAGTTCAGTAGATGTTGTTATGCACATAGAGAATTTGGAGTTCAAGGATGCCCTCAATCGTGCAATCGAAATCACTGCTGGAAGCGGCCAACCATTACAGTCAGGCAATAAACGAAGAGGCTCTAAACTATCTCGAAGGACGTGGAATATCTGATGCTGTTGCTCAACAGTTTTCGTTGGGTGTTGTAACAGATCCAATTAATGGCCACGAAATGCACAGGGGTTGGCTTTCCATACCGTACATCACAGCTAATGGACTATGTGTAGGCTTTAAGTTCAGACGACTAGATGAAGGCAAACCCAAGTATGGATCTCCATTAGGTCAGAAGGCACACCTGTATAATGTAGGTGATATAACTATTGATAGCTCTTTCATTGCAGTATGTGAGGGTGAATTAGATACGGTCATCTTGTCTGGTCTAGTGGGCATACCAGCAGTAGGTGTACCTGGAGTACAGTCTTGGAAACCACACTTTGTCAAGCTCTTTACTGGCTATGACAACATCTTTGTTATTGGTGACAATGACATCAAGGAAGATGGTACTAACCCAGGTGCTGAGTTTTCTAAGCGTGTCGCACAAGAGGTTACAAATAGTACAATAGTAACATTACCCCCATCAATGGACATCAATGACTTCTATCTGGCCAATGGTGCAGATGCTACGAAGGCTTTGTTACTAGGACAGAAGGATGAGTAGAGACGAATGGCTACAGATGGTACAGATTTTGCAGCATATGGGCTTCCAGATCCTAGAGATCAATATGGAAACCGAGACTTTGTTAGTCCGTCCTACCCCAGCAAGATAGATGAGGCGTTCGTTGCAGATGTCTGGCGGATTATGGATCAAGCTGGCAACCTATTGGTACGTAAGCACCACGACTACGGCCCAAAGAACATTGCTCATTCACCAGGTGGACCACTTAATGGTCTGCGTGTACGTATGTGGGACAAGATAGCTCGCATTAATAACCTTGTTGATTCTAACGTTAGCCCTAGCAACGAGTCATTGCGTGATTCATTCTTAGACTTACTTAACTACTCAGCGATTGCAATGATGGTACTCGATGGCGTATGGCCAGAAGTACAGGATGATGACTGAGTTACATAAATCTATCTATGACATAGCACCTAGTGTTGCAAGCGCAATAGCACGTCGCTTCCGTGGCTATGTAGAGAGAGATGATGTACTGCAAGAGTGTCTTGCTTGGGCATTAACACGTGGTAAACAGTTTGATGAGATGCTTAATGAACCCAATGCAGTCCAACGTGTTATCAATGAGAAGCGTATTGCTTGGCAGATGAAGCGTTCTGCTGAACGTTATGCTCGCAAAGAGAAGGCATCTAAGTCTGGCTATCGAACAGGTGATGAAGCCTTCTACGATACAGCTATGATTGCACAGGTCTTGCCTCACGTGATTGCATCTATTGTTGATGACACAGTATTAGAGCAGGCTCAGAACCTTATCAACGATGGTTCACCCAAGAAGCCTAGCGTTCCAGCAGAAGGCGGCAACCTGCTTGCTACCCTGATTGATGTCAAGCGTTCCTATCTAAAGTTAGAAGTAGAAGACCAGACCATACTTCGTATGCGCTACCACGAAGGACTTACCTTGCAACAAGTAGCACATTTATTAGAATGTGCTATCTCTACTGCAGATCGTAGATGCACCAGCGCATTACGTAAGGTGCAGAATGGCTTGGGTGGTGACAACCCGTGGCAATGAAAGAGATTGATTTATTTGAGTATCTAAGGGACAACCTATACCCAGACCTTACCAAGTCTGAGGGTATCTATGACTCCTTTGATTGCATTAGTGTTATGGCAGGTCACTACATAGAACTCAAGTGTAGACATACACACTATGACACACTACTCATTGAAGAGATGAAGTATCGTAAGCTGATAACGCAGGCAGCAGAAAGGGATCTCATTCCCTTCTACATTAACTCGACTCCAGAAGGGGTCTTTTCTTTTGACCTGATGGATGTTGCAGAACCTGAATGGTTAAGTCATTGGATGCCAGCAACAACTGAGTTTGCACGTTCTAACAAGGTCAGTAAGTTAGTAGGTTATCTACCTATCGAAGAGGCGGTTAAACTCTGATGCAGTATGACTATCGTTGCCCTGAGTGCAATGGGGAAATAACTATTGAGCGCAGTATCCACGAAGATCCACGTGATCCTTCTTGCTTTGTGTGCCACATAAGTATGATCCGTAAGTGGGATTCACCTGGCGTTACCTTTAAGGGTAAAGGGTTTTACAGTACTGGTGGATAAGTAAAGAACCCTACCGCGGAAGGGTGCAGTAGGGTTCCACTTACTCGGAAGAAATGAGCAGATCAAACTATATCAGTACCAGTTTCGTCTGTCACTATGTCTGAGAGCGCGACACGCACTCCCTGAATAGCGATGGTTAATGTATCGTAAACCGTGAAGGATTTGTAATTCAGGTTCTCGACTACGTTCTCTAAGGAGTTGAGCAATTCCGTAAGCTGTTGAAGCTGGGTTGTCGGCGAGGTGGTCAAGCCTGCTCTCACGGGTCCATAAGGTGACAAGGCATTTGGTTTCACGCTTGGTGTATCCGAGTGCTCTTGAGTAACTAACGATAAGTGACCTGTTCTCACGCTTTTCCTCCATCGTTGCCTTGGTTTGTATCGGCTTGGGTAAAGGTAGTTCCCCTAGCTTTTGTACGTGTACCAATAATAGGCTCAATAGTATTACCGTTAATATCAATCCACGTTTTACCCTCTTGCTCATCACTCACCTTTTCCTTCTCCAGCAATTCTTTGTAGTCTTCTGGGTGCAGGTGAGAGAGCTTGATTAAAGCCCTGTCCCTAGCTCTTCGGTAGTTACGGTAATAGACAGCTGCCTTTGCAGCACTTGCCATTCTCTTCTCATCTGTCATTGATCTTCTTATCCCATACAATAATCAAGTAAGCAATTAACATTACAGCTGCTAGTCCTAGTGCATATGTCATACTCCCACCGCCAACGCTGCATAGATAACCTTAGTTATATCCAACGACTGTCCTACTAGGTGAGCATCTTCCTCATCACTATCCCAGCCTGAGACTAGAAGCCTACAGTTAATAGGGCTGCGTCTTAGATATTCGATAGCTTCATTGGCACTGTTGCCACCCCAAATCGCCTCACCCTTCTCATCTACTACTTCATATAGGTTGATAAGTGTGGATACGCGAGGGTGAAATGCAATTATCTCACTCATTCTCCCCCTGCCCTTCTACATTCTCTTTGATTATATCGTTGATAGTCTTCTCTACAGCTGGCGTATCTGATGACAGCGAGATCTTAGATAGTGCTTCACCTAACGCTGTTCGCCAGTTGCTACCTTCTCCAGCTGCCAGCGGGGTAGGTTCACCACCACTGAAATCAAAGAGCTCTACCTTATTCCACTTCTGTCCTGCCTGTACCACCAATGTAATAACGTGGGTAATTGTATCTTCTGCCATTTACTCACCCTTCCCTTCTGAATATGTATCGATCATAGATAGTGCATAGGTCATTCTCATTAGGTTCATTCCCGCTTCCTTCTCCGTCTCTTCCTCTTGTATCTGTATCAATGCAAGGTCACGACATAGATCGGCCTTAGCTTGCCAGTATTCTTTATTCATTACGCTATCTCCCATTCCTCTATTTCCTTACCTACTTGATTAAGTCCTGCTAATTTGCAGGTATCATTCTCGCAGTTGCGTTGGTCGCTATTTTTATACTGAGCTAAACTCTCCCAGCAATCTTCACACTTATAGTACTTCATTTACTCACCCTTCCCTTCTGTTGGTAATACTCTTCCCTTAAAATCGGTGCTGATTATCTTGATATCTTCTTCCCCTATGTAAAGGTTACCCCAATCCCACTGCCTAGGGTCACCGTCATAAGTCTCTATCTCTAGTGTTACTAGCCACTTATCCTTCATCAAGCTCCACCTCTCCGTCACCTAGTATCAGGGTTACGGTTATGTCGTTGATAATTGTCTCGTCTATCTTGCCAAGCTCGTCCTCTATGTTATTCATACCGTTGATCGTGGCTTGTTCGTAGGCTTCAGCACTTAGGTTTCCCGTAGTGTCATCAAGCTCTAGGCATACGTTAGTAGTAATCGTTAAGTAATCGGTTACGAAATTAACGCGGTAGTCATAGCTCACTTCTCTCCCCCTTCACAAGCGTCACAATCAGGTTCAGCTTCGTTGCGTTCAGCTTCATAGTCTATGAGAGCACCGTCTAACCCTTCCCCACAAGGTAGGCAAACCGATAACCCATTCTCTAACACCTTCATCATCACCCTTCCCCTCTCATAATCTGCGGTAGGTTTAGCAATCGTCTCACTTGCGCGAGCTGATCCAACCTGCCTTGATAGTAGTTACGGTCACTACTCTCCGTTCCAGTACTCAGTCTCTCTAGTACCCATTCTGCCTCTACATTTAGGAACTGCTCCAGCTCTTTCATCACTCTTCCTGCCCTTCTAGTCGCTGCTTAATAGCTTGTTTAATCTTCTCGTTGGTATCTGTATCCATTCCCATTACTACGATATGCGTATCAGCCCAGCTCATTACGCTACCGCCTTAGCTTTACACCCGTTGCACACTATGCCTACACCGATCTTAATTGTGTAGCTGGGTAACCTCTTGCCATTACTTAGCGTTACATATAACGCTTCATTACTGTTGCATTCCATACATACGGGCTTGATTTTTTTGCTCATTCTTCTTCCCCTTCCATAGCTGCATTCTTCTCCAATAGCTGGCGCACTAGCTCAGCTGCTGCCACCACTCCCGCTGCGTGGGCTTCTTCCAGTGCTTTGTTACTGTACCTGCTGCAAGGTATAACACTCACGCGATCCATTACATCTATGCCCTGCCGCCAGCGTTCCATAGTAAAGCTGCCACTGTAAGTGATACTGCATTCCTTCACCACTGTAACGATAGCCTTACTCCCTTTATAGTGAGAGGTATATACCTTCACCCTTCTCCCATTCTCTAGGTCATAGGTATCAGTAGCCTTGCGGCCTATGAAATCAGTGAACCTTTTGCATTCTGTAGCTGTAATCACTTACTCACCCTTCTCTTCTGTCATAGTTAGAATATAGCCGCGCTCTAGCCCTTCAATATAGGCGTCTAGCACTGCCATAGCTGTATCTTTATCCCACTGCTTAGGCATAGTGATATTTATACTCATTCACTTTCCCTGCCCTTCTAGATAGCACTCGGTAATCGTTCCCCAGCACCAACCATTTCCAACCCAATTGATGTGACCTGAAGCGTAGAATATGGCAGCTAGTAGCAGCACGATAGCTACTGCTCTCACTCTCTTTCCTCTTCTAGTAATCATTCCTCTTCCTTCCCGTTTACTGTATCCTGCCAAATTTTATTTCCCCAATCTGGGTGTGACCTGAAGCAGCTGCCATAATATGCAACATCTCCAAGGTCATCACAGTAAACCCCAGTAAGCTCCCCTTTGATAGATACCTTCCCGCTTCTAGTGAATATCCTGCGTACGGTATAGGTATCATTCCAAGCAAGGTCAATAGTCAAGCTGTACCCGTTGCTAATCGGTAAAGTAATGCCAGTGCTGCGCTTGATTACTCTTCCGCCACTTATAGCGAATAAGTTATCCCTTCCCAGCTGCTCTATAGTCTCGGATATATTGCACTCTCTGAACTCTTCTAGCTTTACTGCTTCCATTACGCTACCTGCTTTGTATAGATACCGTAAGCAGCGTACAGCTTAGTGATCCGCTTTACTGCAGCTGCTGTCATTACTGCCGCTGCTACTTCCTCGCCAGTCTCGATATCTACTAGGCGGATATAGCTCTTCTCTCTCCCTGCCATTTTTTTACCCCTTCCAAGGTAGGTTATTCCTAGGGCTTAGCTCTAGGCCATTCCTTACGGTATAGCTACCGTAAAGAATAGTCAAGCTCTAAGCTACTTCACGCGCTAGGCGTGGCGCATTCTCTCCCAGCTCTTCAGTATCTGATATATCGAATACATATCTCCAGCTGAAGCGCATTTTATCCTCTCCCGCTTCAGTGGTATAGCTGCCAGTAGGCACGAGGATAGCTGCGCCGCTGCTCCCCTTCTTTACGCTTCTTCCTGCGCTCTTCCAATCGTGGAAGCCAGCGCATTTTGTAGCTGTAGGCTTCTGCCATAGAATTAGAAGCCCATTCCTTACGCTGTAATCTTCAAGCAGTGTAGTCGGCACAATAGTGCCGCGCTCTTCCATAATCTCCACTGCGTCAGCTAGTGAGCGTATAAATGCGGCCTTCTCTTCCTTGCTTCTCATATGCTTACTCTCCCGCCAGCTCTAACACTGCCCAGCTGCTGTTAGCGTTCAAGCGTTCAAGCTCAGCTGTAATCTCTTCCACTGTAGAATTCTCAGTAATTGTAGAGATATCCCGCAAGGCTCCCGCGTTCATAGTCTCGAACATCCCAGCGGGTAAGTTCATAACCTTAGCTAGATATTCACTAGATAGGCTCACTTTACTGTTGAAGCTCTTGCCAGCGTAAGTAAATGGGAAATAAACCCATTCAATAGCTGTATTCTCTCCCTTTACTTCTAGTGCTGTATTCATTCTATACCCCTTCCAAGGTTTAGGATCTTTCCTAGGCTAGCCCTAGGCCAGCGGCCAGCTCTTGCGAGCTGGCAGCTAGTCAAGCTCTAGCGTAGTGCTTCTATGTCTGCTGGGTCTAGGTTAGTATCATAGCTATGGCCGCAATTAGGGCAGCTGATAGCAGCTAGGAAGCTGTCACCGTAAGGCTCTAGCCATATAAACGCAGCTGAGCTATTACAGTCACCGCAGATAGCTTTATGCTTCACAGTCGTGTCCATAGTAATACTCTCCCGCTTCCTCTTCATTAAGTAAGTTAAATATTCTGCCGCATTCTATGCAGCGGGCGCGTGTCTGTAGCTTGAAGGTATCCATTTACTTTCCTTCCTTATATCTGCGAGAAGCCCAGCTGGTAGCTCTAGCCTTAGCTTCCTCTAGTGTAATATCCTTGTGCCAGCGATTAGAGCTCTTATGTCCGCCAGTGGTAAGCAGCGTGTAAATATCTGAGCTGCCCAGCTGGTAGATAGTGGCGCGGGCCTTAGGGTTGATAGGGTTGCCAGTGCTGCGCTCTACTAAATCAGCTGGCAGCTGTAAGCTAATCATATTCCAATCTTTACGCTCTATCAGATTATCTGATAGGAATGTATCTAGCTTCATTTACTTACCTTCCTTCAGCTGAACTCTTCAGCTGATACCCTTAAAGTACGCTACCGTATTCAGCGTGTCAAGCTATAAGCTGCGATATTAGGTAACAATATGGTAACGATTAGCTGAGAATTAGCTGTGAGATCTTATGCCCTAGAAGCTAGAAGCTGGCAGCTGTAAAGCTGCGCGAGCTGAGACAGCTGCGCCAGCTGGCCGCTGGGATAGGCCGCGGGAATAGCTAGCTAGCTGTCAAGCTGTCGGCATTTATTATATTAGGGTATAGAGACATATAGGGGAGAGGGTAGCCGATAGGGTAGCCGACCCAGCGGAAAATGCTATACGGTACAGTACAGCTGCAATAGCTGTAATAGCTGCAGCAGCTGCGCCAGCTGCGGCGAGCAGACCCCTAGGTGTTAAGTTTAGTGCGTGTGTATAGTATGTACCCACTACAGATATATTTCCTAAAGTGAACCCAGTCACTTATTAATGTCCTATTTTGTACACATATTAAAGTGACCTTAGTCACTTTCCGTAAATACTTTATACCATAGGCAGGAAATGAGCTTTTTTTCCTGCCTTATATACAGTAGGGGCGGTAGTTATGATAGCCCCGTACACACTCGCTTCGGTCACCCTACGCGAGTCCCTAGGACGAGCCCTGACTTACCCCTCGCTACGCTGTAGCTTGCTCGGGAGTTTACGGTATCGGTGGTTGTGCAAAGCACAACTTTTAATCGGGTGTAGTCTATCTATAACCCAATAAGATACTGGAGATCCAATGGCTGAGAACTCAGCAGATATAGCAAAGCGAATCATCTTAGGATGTGTAGCTGAGGGTATGACCATTGAACAAGCCTGCCTCTCGGCTGGTAAGTCTATGAAGACATACGAGTACTACCGACGTACCGATAAGATCTTTACAGACAAGATTGATAGAACTCGCCTTGGGCTAAAGGATAAGTCCTTCGCGGCAGGCGATGTCCACGACATCTCATTTGCCGAGTTTCGCCAACGCTTTCTAAACTCCAAGACCTTCCCCCACCAGCAAAACCTAGTGGATATGATCGAAGGCGTAGAACCTACGTGGCTCCACCCCTCGATGAAGTTCGAGCAGGGTCTGGCCAATAACCGTATCCTTATTAACATTCCGCCAAACCACGCCAAGTCCATCACAATCACGGTGGACTACGTAACCTGGCAGGTAGCCCGTAATCCTAACTTTCGTGTGCTGATAGTTTCCCAGACTCAGCAACTTGCCGCCGACTTTCTCTACGCCATCAAGCAGCGTTTGACTCACCCTATGTATGAGAACCTTCAAAATGCTTATGCTGCTGGCGTAGGGTTTAACTCTAAGTCTGCCTCGTGGCAGGCTACCCGTATCACCTTTGGTGATGAGCTTCGTGAATCCTCTGAAAAGGATCCCAATATCGAAGCCGTAGGTATCGGCGGTCAGATCTACGGCAAACGTGCCGATATGATTATCGTAGACGATGCTGTAACTCTTAAGAACGCCAATGAGTTTGAACGCCAAATCAAGTGGCTAACCCAGGACGTGCGTTCTCGTCTTAACCCTACTGGTAAATTAATTATCATTGGAACCCGCGTTGCTGCCGTTGACCTCTATCGAGAACTGCGTAACCCAGATCGCTATCCAGGTGGCCTAGTTCCTTGGAAGTACCTGGCTATGCCAGCACTGCTGGAAACAGATGAAGACCCTGACAAGTGGGTTACCCTGTGGCCAGCATCTGATGCACCATTTGATGGGCAAGAAGAATCAGATCTTAATGAGGACAACCTCTATCCACGTTGGAATGGTCGTAACCTCTATAACGAACGTCAAGCAATGGATGCATCTACTTGGGCGCTGGTCTACCAGCAACAAGATATTTCAGATGATGCCATCTTTGATCCAGTATGTGTGAGAGGTTCTATTGATGGTATGCGTAAGGCGGGTAGGTTGGTTCCTGGTCATCCAGGCCATCCACGCGATGTCAATGGCTTTTCTTTTATTTGCGGTCTTGACCCCGCTATGGTTGGTGATACAGCCGCCGTTTGCTACGCTATTGATCGGGTTACTCATAAACGTTATATCGTTGATGCTATTAAGATCACTCGCCCTACGCCTGCTCAAATCCGTCAACTAATCTTTGATTGGACTTCCCTCTATAGTCCTAGTGAGTGGATCGTGGAGAAGAATGCGTTTCAATCTTTCCTTACGCAAGACGAAGGCATCCGTGCCAACCTTGCAAGCCGAGGCGTGTTACTGCGAGAGCATCACACGGGTAACAACAAATGGGACTCAGGTTTCGGTGTTGCGTCTATGTCAACATTGTTTGGCACCAAGCAACACGATGGAAAGCACCACCGCGATAATTTAATTCATATGCCTAGTGACCAGACTGAAAACATTAAAGCAATGATTGAACAATTAATTACTTGGTCCCCAACGACCAAGGGTAAGACCGATATGGTAATGGCGTTGTGGTTTTGTGAGATCCGCGCCCGTGAAATGCTTAACCAAGGTATCCACGCTGTACACCATATGAAAAATCCATTCCTGTCTCGTTACGAACAGGGTAAGCGAACAGTCATTAACATTGATGAACTGCTCGCAGAGAAAGACCGCACATTCATCTAAGGAGACACATTGTTATCAACTAAAGAGGTCGCAGCGAAGGTAGCACGTCTACAGACCCGCTACGCGGCACGTGACCAGAGAATGCGCGACGTGCTCTCTGTACGTCAGGGTGACATCTCCAAGGTATACCCAGCGATGTTTTCAGAGGAATACCCAAAGCCTCTAGTAGCTAACTTCGTAGATGTAGCAGCACGTGACTTGGCAGAAGTGATGTCTCCACTGCCATCCTTTAACTGCGCTGCTACCAATATGGTTTCTGACTCACAGCGTAAAGCTGCAGATACTCGCACACGTATTGCCAACTACTACGTGTCATCTTCTGAACTACAGATCCAGATGTACACAGGTGCTGACTGGTTTAATACCTATGGTATGTTGCCAGCGTTAATTGAGATGGACTATGAAACCAATAATCCGAGAATACGTCTGCTTAATCCTTTTGGTACTTATCCTGAAATTGATAGATTTGGTCGTACCCTCTCCATCACACAGGTCCTAGCAACTGATGCCGAGACATTGGCAATGCAGTATCCAGAGTTCTATGACCAGATTATGCCACGCAATGTCTATTCTCCAGGATCACCTTATGTATCTTTGGTTCGCTACCACGACAAAGACCAAGACTTAATCTTTATCCCAGAGCGCAAGAACCTAGTCCTTGCAAACATTCCTAACCCAGTAGGTAAGTGCCTAGGTAGCGTTGCTATGCGTTCATCTATTGATGGCGAAGCACGTGGACAGTTTGATGATGTACTCTCAGTTCAACTTGCTCGTGCTCGATTTGCAGTATTGCAGATCCAAGCAGCAGAAAAATCTATCCAAGCACCTATTGCTATTCCACAAGATGTGCAAGAGTTGGCATTGGGACCTGATGCGATTATGCGTTCTGCAAATCCACAGGGTATTCGCCGTGTTCCACTAGAACTACCTAACGGAGTCTTTACAGAATCTGGTGTTCTAGAGCGTGAACTACGTACAGGTGCTCGTTACCCAGAGACTCGCTCAGGTAACATTGACGCATCTATCGTTACAGGCCGTGGTGTTCAAGCACTACAAGCAGGATTTGATACACAGATCAAGGCAGCGCAAGCACAGTTTGCTCGCTTGTTTACAGACCTTGTTGCTATGTGTTTTGAAGTAGATGAGAAAGTCTTTGGTTCTATGACCAAGGAAATCAAAGGCGTAGATGACGGTACTCCATTTAATATGAAGTACGTTCCATCACGTCAGATTGATGGCAACTATGGCGTAGATGTCCGTTACGGAATTATGTCTGGTATGGATCCTAACCGCGCCATCATTGCATTACTACAGATGCGTTCAGACAAGCTCGTATCTCGTGACTATGTACGTCGTGAGATTCCAATGGAGCTTAATGTTACGCAGGAGGAACAACGTGTTGATATTGAAGAGATGCGCGATTCTCTGCGGGTGGCTGTTGCTCAGTATGCTCAAGCCATTCCAGCGTTGGCAGCGCAAGGTCAAGACCCAAGTGAGATCATTTCCCGTATTGCAGAAGTTATACAAGGCCGTCAAAAAGGTCTTCAATTAGAAAACGTAATTGGTAAAGCATTTGCACCTAAAGAACAACCAGTAGCTCCAGAGATGGCGATGATGCCAGGAGCACCAGGAACTCCAGCAGCAGGTGCGGCCCCCGTAGGTGCCTCGCAGCCAACTCCAGAACAAGGCGGAGCGGCCCCTGCTGCTGGTCCAGAACAACGTCCAGATATAGCAACTCTGCTAGCTTCTATAAGCGGCGCAGCATAACTGAGGGAGGTGTAAAATGAACAAAGGATCACGTGCAGCAGCACCAATGTCAAAGCCTGTAGAAGGTAAGATGGATACCGCCAAGCCAGCAGGACCAGGCAAGGTTGTACCATCAATGATGCCAGCAGGTCGCAAAGGTACAGCAGTAAAGAAGGGCTAAGTAAATTTTAATTAACGGAGGTACTGGGCGTGGATAATAATAACAAAGTTCCACGCTCAGTACACTTCGCTGATTTTTTAGTAGTCCTTTCAGGTTTTGCACATAACATTGCAAGTTCTGTACAAACTGCAACAGAAGAGTTAATGGAAATAGCTATCTATAATGCTAACCGTAACTCAGAAATCAATAAGGCTTGGGAACAATTTTCAAACGATTTAGAAAAGATACAGGAGGATACCGATGGTAGATAGCCCATTACAAATTGGCGGTCCAGGAAAATTCTCCGTACGTGAAGACCTACCACCGTCACAAAATTACGGTGATCGTAAAGCAATGGCAGAAGATATCGCAGGTGCTCCAACTACTGGTAAGCCATCTGCACGTCCAGCTCCTGCTAGTGAAATTAAAGAAGCAGTTAAGCCTGCCCCGTTAACACAAATGTTTGCACCAACTGAACGCACTGGCGAAGACGTTACGACTATCCCTGGTCCACCAAAGCCACCAGAAGGCAAGTTGTCAGACACACTTGCAGCGTTACTTCCATACGATCAAACTGGAGAAATTTCTGTTCTCTATCAGATGGCTTTATCTAGAGGTCAGTAGTGGGATCAACGTCCAACAACATTAAGGCTATATCTTCTCAAGCTGGTCTAACACCAGAGCAACAAGAGCAGATCAATGGCTACATCAAAGCTGTAGACTCGCATCAGAAGTTATCATCTCTTCCATCAGACGTTGCCAAGTTAGAGTATGGAAAACTAACACCAGAGCAACAGAAATCTTTGAAGGATAACTTTGGTAACGTTGAGCAAAAGCGTGGATGGTTAGGAACAGCACTTCACTACACAGTAGATCCTATAATCACTGCTGTATCTGCTCCAGTTAAATTAGCTTTCAAAGGTGTACAAGAACTTTCAGATTTAAGCACACGTGCCTATCGTACTGCTGCTATCGCACTTGACCAGAATGTAAACATTGGTAAAGCGTGGACAACAGCAAACGATAAAGGTGACAAGGTATTTAGCCCATCACGTATGGCTGAAGCAACAAGGATTTTTGGTTCAGCCTATATGTCTGTTGCACAAAAAATTGCAGAGGGTATGACTCTCGACCAAGTTATTGCAACTGGTACTGAAGAAGAAAAAAGAATAGCAGCAGGTGCCTCACAAAAGAAAGATCCACTCTTTCAAGATGCACTAGATGCAGCAAACGCTGCCAAGTATTCTCCAGGTCGAGCACTTGCTAATGCATTACTTCCTCAAAAGTGGGAAGGTTCAGGGGCAGCCTATAGAACTATCTCAGGTCTAGGCGATGCAACATTTCGTATCTTTGCAGATCCAACATTGCTACTTGGTAAAGCCAAGAAAGCATACGATGTTTCTAAATATGCTTTAGATAATATCGTTGGAGATGCTGGCAATGTTCAAAAAGCATTTGAAGTAGCAAGCGTACAAAGATTTGACCAAGCCTATGTTGGAGCATTGAAAAATTATTCAGTAGCTCGCAAGGCAGTTAAAGAAGGTGGCGTAGATCCACAGGCTTTAGTACAAGCAGGTATTCAACTCAAGCGTATCGCACCAGAGTTTGGTGACGATGTAATTGAAGCTATGCTTAAACAAGGCGTAGTCGAAGCTGGCACTATGAAGAATTTTCTTGCTAACAGCGAAGATGCATTGCGTACTCTTAGAGGTCAAGCAGGCCGTCAAGTTCAATTATTGCCACGTATGGATGCAGGTCGTCAGATTCGTATTGCAGCGGTAACTACTGGTAACAAAGTACTTCGCTTTGACAAATCAGGTAAACGCATTAGCCGCGAAATATTCAGTGACCAGACCACTATTGGTGGCATTGAAGCACAGTTAATGGCTAAGACTAAATTTATTGATACACGCACAGGTGATGCAGCAACTGCTAACACTCCAAAGGAATTCTTAAAGCAAGTTGAAAAAAGTATTATTGGCGAGGTTGAACGCAAGACTGCAAAGTTACGTGCAGATGGTGCATTCCGTATGCCATTGGATTATGTCCAAGATCGCATTGATCGCTTTGCATCTAAGTTTGCAAAGGTTCCATTTTTCCGTGATAACTTCTTTGACCCTAACGCAGTAGATTCTGCTGAGAAGGTCTACCAGTTAGCACGTCTTGCTAATACTCGTTACAACTCACGCCTATTTGCAGAAGCATTTAAGGCTGGAGATGAAGCACAGAAGCGTCAGATTATGATGGGTGTCTTCAATACAGTAGCTGAGATTCGTGGACTTAATAAAGTTCCTGGTGGCAAGAACATCCTAGACGATTTGGCTAACTCATCACGTGAGCAACTTTTTGCTCCAAGAATTCTACTTCGTGATACTAAAGGTAAGCCAGTTCTTAATGATGATGGTACCTATCGTTACTTTGAGCCATCTAATTTTAACGATCAACAGTTTGCTATCTTTGACTTTCAGTTAGCAGAAGGTATGAGCGTTCCTAAAATTCAAGATCTTGATGGAATTATTGATAAATATCAAGTAGCAAGCAGACTTATGAGCTGGTCACATAAACCTTGGGCCGAGAATCTAACATCTGCTTGGTCATTCTTGACTCTTGCTGGTCCTCGCTTTGCTGTACGTAACTCTATTGAAGATTTAATGGTTCATCTTGCAGTAGGCGATAGTGCTTGGGGATTAGTTGCAAGCAAGCGCCTATCTACTAAGTTGCGCCTTGGTCAAGGTGGCGAAACTCTAGGTGTTATTAATAAACTTATTAAGCGTTCAGACCGTGAACTCTATGCTAGTAAGATTGCTGCTGCTAAAACAGTACAAGATGCTCGTAAGGTTATGGCAGATGCTGTTATGACAGACAAGTATCTTGGCAAGTTAGATCCACAAGCGCGTGAGATTATTGCTGAGATGGCAGAGTTTGGTGCTATTGACGAACTACTTGCAGGCGTTGCAGAAGGTGGCAAGAAGGGCATCACTGGTGCTGACCACTGGACAGATGCACTTCGTACTGTAGATAAATACGGTACATCTCGTGAATACAAGATTGATGGAGTTACATATTCAAAGCAAAGTGGTGGAAACTACCGTGAGTATTCTCCAATTACAGCAGAAGGAAAGATTGCTTGGATAACAAGTATTGCTGCAATCGGTAATGACCCGCTAGGTTCTATCGCATTGCGATATATGTCAGATAATCCAAATTCTAAAAGAATTGCTATCAATAAGATTATAGAGTTTATTAACTCTCCACAGTATGCAAAGCAAAAGGCTCGCTTCCAGTTATACCGTCCAGGTAATAACGCAGACGTGGCAACTCACGCTGAAAATGTTTATGCAGCAACTCGTAACCTATTTGTTAATAGCCAAGATAAAGTAAACCAAAAGTTACTTGCAAAGGTTTCTATTCGCACACCTGAAGGTGGCATCAAAATTAATACTCGTGACTTAGGTATTGATGATCTGCCAGCGTTAGCAGAAGATGCACCACAATTTATCTCTGGTCCAAGCATTATGCCTATTGCAGATGGTAACCCTGCTGGAAAGATCGTAGGAAAGCATTGGGAATGGGTTGGTGAGATGAATGCTCGCTGGTCACGTGAGCCAATGGTTCTCTCTGCTACTGTAGATATGCGTAAGCGTTGGAAAGCAGGCGGTTTAGAAGATCGTTATATAAAGATGATGACTGATCCTATCCGCAATAACGCTAAACTTAGCGATGCTGAGAAGGCAGTTCTAATCAAGGACGCAGAATCTAAAGCTAAAATTAAGATTATTGAACTGACTCAAGACCTTGCTAAAGAGCGAGTACTTGCATATGTAGATAATCCAGAGGTTCGTACACAGTTAGCATTTACAATGCGTAACTTTGCTCGCTACTATCGTGCAACTGAAGACTTTTATCGCCGTGCATTGCGTGGTGTTCGCTATAACCCAGAATCAATCGCACGTTTATCACTAACTTATGAAGGTGTATCCCACTCTGGTTTCATCCAGAAGGACGATCAGGGTGAGGCTTACTTCATTTACCCTGGTATGCAACCAGTTTACGCAGCAATGTCTAAACTTGCTACAGTATTTGGCATCAAAGGTGCATTCGTTGCACCTATGCCAGTAGAGTTTGGTGCAAAGCTCAATATGATTTCACCATCTATGAATCCAGACTCGTTGTTCCCAACGTTCTCTGGTCCATTGGCGGCATTGCCAGTCAGGATGATGTACGAGCTAGTTCCAGCACTAAAAGAAACAGAGAAGTATCTCTTTGGTGAGTACGGTGAAGACCAACCAATCATTAACGCTATCCTTCCAGCCCACATTAACCGTGCATTGGGTGCATTAAACAAGGATGAACGTGATTCACAGTACGCATCAGCTTTCCGTAAGGCAGTTACCTACTTAGAGGCTACTGGTAACGGACTAAAGATTACAAAAGATGCACAAGGTAATGAAGTTCCACCATCACCTGGCGATCTAGAGGAATACCAGGACAGACTGAAGGCAACAACACAGACAGTCTTGGGTATGCGCTTCTTTAGCGCCTTGATATTGCCAGCATCACCATCAGTTCAGCTCAAGTCTGAGATGGCTGGATGGGTTCGTGATAACGAACGTACAAGTTTCAAGCAGGTATTCTCTAACTTAGTTACTGAGTATAACGGTGATTACACACGTGCTACTGAGGAATGGATTAAACTGTTTCCAAAGCAAATGCCATACACAGTATCTGAATCCAAGAAGAATACAGTTGCTGTTATCAAGTATGGCGAGGCAGCGGGTAACTGGGTAGATAACAACACAGAACTACTTAAGAAATACCCAGAAGCAGCAGCATTCTTGATTCCAAACATTGGCAAGTTCAGTTATGACTCTTACAAAACTATGATGAACGAAGGTTTCCTTGATAAGAAGCAGGTTGGTGACTTCCTTCGTGAGACACAGATTGCTACTGATAAGCAGTATTACTTCCAGCAACGTAAAGACTATCTTGCAACTCTAGCATCTACCACATCAGTAGATCAGAAGCGTATGATTAACCAGCAATGGGATAACTGGTCAGGTCAGTTTATGTCAGTTCGTCCAATGCTACAGACAGAGTTTGCATCAGGTGGAGCATCAGATGTTCGCCGTGAGATTGCTCTGAAAGACCTACGTAATATGTTTACTAATGAGAAGAATCTTCCTAAGACGAAGACAGTAGCAGTTCTTCGGCAGATGCTTCAGGCTTATGATAATTTTAGCGCACAGTTCTCATCTATTACGGATAGAACAGATGCAGCACAGGATCGTAAGAACGCTCTTCAAGAAGGTGCTAAGGCTCAGTTGCAACAACTAGCTGCTAGCAATCCAAATACTAAATCAGCCTATGATGTTTTGTTTGCATCATTGATCGGAGACTAAAGTGCCAGTAGGTAAAAGTAGCGGAGTAAGCAAAGGTGTGCCACAGCCTTCTGCTGGAACAGCAGATGCCACTTCATCTGGTGACTGGAACTCTGGTGGAATCGGTGACGTTTCTTACATCACATCAAGTATTCCTACTGCAGCAAATCCAAACAATGTAGAAAAGACTACTCAAAAGGAACTTATCCGTAAGTTCTTAGAGATGAGTCCACAAGAGCGCATTGGTATTGGTAATCGTCTCAAGGGTGCTGGGTATCAAGTAGGTGGATTAACTGGTCAAGCTACTAAGGATCTTCGTAACGCCTACCTCAAGGCTTATGATGACCTTAATCAAGAGATTCTTATTGGTCAGCAACTAGATCTTAATACATTTTTAACTCGTGAAAAAAGTGCTGGCGGTACTGGAGCACGTCAACCTTATACACAGTCACAAGAAATCAATGATATGTCTGCAAAGACTTTGATTGATGGGATTATTAAGGATCTAACTGGTCGCCCAAAGGCAAGTCCAGAAGAAATTGAAAAGTATACAGCGATGATTCGTAACCAACAGAAGAAGAACCCACTGGTTACTACATATACAACTAGCGGTGGAGACACTACTGGTTCAAGAACTACTGGTGGCTTTGGTGCTCAAGAAGCACAGCAATTTTTAATTGACAAGATTTCACAAGGTGATGAAGCTAAGGCAACTCGTGCTTTGGATGCCTACTCAACTGTAGTAGAGATGTTTGGAGGGTTGCGTTAATGGCGTTACAACCAACACAGAGGAATGAAGAACAACGTCT